TGCTTTGGTCAAGATGCAGCACCCTAAACATGAGAAGTCGTGCTGGAGCGTGGTTAAGCCCACAATCACGTACAACATAGGAGCCCAGATCGCTGGAACGATGGCTAAACCCAAATATACCTGGAAACAGAAGCAAGAGGCAAAGGCATTGGAGAAGAAGGAGCGCAATGCTGCAGACAAAAGAAAGTGGGGGGCACATAACGGTAGTGCCACAGAATTGGCCGATCAGTGCGACGCCGAAGAGGGAAAAGATGAGCCAGCTGCGGACCCTGAAGATGCCCTGCGGAGGCCTGCTGCGCCAGTTGTACCAGCAATCCGAGCAGTCAATTTACCATTCCTCCTTACTAAAGATCAGTTATGCCTTATACCAGCTATCCCCGGGTACGATTTTGTTCTTGGCGATAGTTTACCACCCATCGATTGGAAAGTTAGAGTCGCTGATACGCTCTTGTTACGACAGCACAATGCGGTCTTGGTTTGCACCAACGAGCTCTTTCTTCCACCCGTCAACCCGCCCGCTCCTCTGGTCAACGTTTTATGGGACAATGCCGATCTTCAAGCACTTACTGCTGTCGTTTATTCACGCCCGGGAGTTTACACATATGTTCGAGAGCAGGATAGTTCAGTCACGTTATGTGGCGTCTCAGGCAAGTGGCTCGAATTTTTTGGAACTAGGTACGTACAATTATCGCGTGCTACAGATATCTCGAGGTTCGAGTTTACTGGAAGAGAGTCCAGAATGCATTCTACTTGCTCTCAAGCGGCAGAAAAGATCGCAGCCAGATTGCTCGGAAGACAAACACACGGAAATTTCTCCGACATTATCAACAACCACATAAATAATTTTGCTCTCAAGGCCAATGATAGCGATCATAAGTATATCATAAGAGAGTCAGTTTTCATGTTTACAAAAATAATGACTATTTGCACCAAATTTCTACATAGCATCGGAGAATACAGAGAGAAAACGTGCGCAGACCGCGCATTTATCTCGCAACAGTACACTAAGGCTGAGGAGGTTCCAGGGATAGTTGGTAGAGCAGCTGAAACTCTTGTGGGTAAAGGTTTTATTAAGGAATTTGCCAAAGCAGTTAGTGGCGCCAGTGCACCGGGTGACGTGACGTACACAGTTAAAGAAGAGACGCACAAGCATGGCAAGAAGTATGGCAAACCAACATTTGCGGAGTACAAGCAGGAGTCCATCGACCCACAGTTGGC